ATGAAAACAGGTAAATTTGTTATATTAAAAAATAAACGATTACACACATATACTAATTATGATGATATACCAAATGACTTTGAACATCTTGTAGAATTTAAACCAGATGTGCCGCCTGAACCTCATCAAAGTGAAGCAGAGCACGAAGAAATAGCAGAATGGGGTCCAAGATTACAAGAATTAGTAAAGAAAGGAAAAGGAAATGGGAAGACCAGTATGTAGAGTAGGAGATTTAGATTTAGTACATTGTTCAGTACCAGTTAGATTTGGACATTCCACTAATGTAAGAGTTAATGGTAGAGGAATTTCTAGGCAAGGTGATTTTAACACACCACATTTACTACCTCCTTTTGTTCCTGCTTGTCCTACACACGCAGCTCCAATTACTTTAGGGTCTTTCACAGTAAGAGTTAATGGTAGAGGATGTGGAAGAATAGGAGATGGTGTAGCTGGTTGTACATTTGTGGCTCAAGGATCAACTAATGTTTTTGCAGGTTAATTATAGTAATCATATAGATATTGTATAAATATTACTACTATGGCAACAAATCAAAAGTACTTACAAGATTACACAAAACACGTTAAAAGTACTAGCACTAAACAATCTAGGAAATTTAAAGATTTAGATTTAGATTTTGGTAGAAATATAGTTACCAATGATGTTAATACTATTGAAGATGTCATAGCAATTAAAAGGTCTGTAAGAAATTTAGTACAAACAAATTTTTATGAAAGACTTTTCCATCCTGAAAAAGGTTGTGGAGTAAGACAACTTCTTTTTGAAAATTATTCGCCGTTAACTTCTGTGTTTATGAGAAGAAAATTAGAAGAAGTTTTGGTGAATTATGAACCAAGAATTTCTTTAACTTCAATTATAATTAATGATGACGCTGAGGATCATCTAAATCCAGCTATACCAGATGATATAGGTCATAATAAATTACGAGTAGATATTCATTTTTATGTTGTAGGTATTCCAAGTCCACAAACAGTTAATATACAATTACAAAGGTTAAGATAAGATGTCACAACATAAATTACAAATATCAGAATTAGATTTTGATAAAATCAAAGCAAATTTAAAAACATTTTTACAAAGTCAAACACAATTTCAAGATTATAACTTTGATGGTTCTGGTCTTTCAATTTTATTAGATGTACTATCTTACAACACTCACTATTTGTCATACATTGCTAATATGTCAACTAACGAATTATATTTGGATAGTGCTGATATTAGAAATAATATTGTATCATTAGCAAAGATGTTAGGTTATACACCTTCATCTCCTAGAACACCA